CAGGCCGACTTTAAACACTGTTTTATTTTACGGTTAAAGGTACAAAAAAACCCAGAACTTAATCCGGGTTTCCAACTCTAAGAAAGCAAGGCATCAAAAATTTTTAAGCAATTGTTGCTTCCAGATCAGCTTTGATAGCGTTCAGCTTATCAAGCACTGCCTGACGTTCTGCATCAGTACCACCAGCCGCAACTTGTGATTGCAGATCGGTGATAACAGCATTTAAACCATCAATGGCAGCTTGGATTTGCACCTGTTCAGCATCCAATGATGTTTGCAGTTCGTCAACCTTTGCATTTAGTTCTTGTAATGTAGGCATGAGACTTTAATTTTTATAGTTAAGAAATATGAGACTATGGTATCGTACTTTGTATATCCTGTTGCAGCGTATTCAATTTATCCATTATTTCCTGTCGCAACGCTTCATCTTCTTTGTTATCAACTATGGCAAGTATTTTTTTTAGCAGATCAATTATTTCATCATCGTCGTGTTTTACGATCACTTTCTCTATTGTGATATTAATAAGTGCCATGATATTAAGATTTTATTGGTTGCAAAATTAATTCATCTTTCAAATCCGTAACATTATTTTTTATACAATTTTTCAAGTTCCGCATTTCTGGTTTCAACTTCCTGTATAAACAAACTCATTTCCTGAAAGTATTCACCAACCGTATATCCGAACAACCGATCACGTTCACTGATCACGCCACTTGTTATTGACCGGGCCATTAACTGCATATTTCGTTCCGCTTCTGCTGCGGCCTGAACAAACTGTGAAAAACTCAACTGCTTTCTGATTTGTTTGGTAAAACAGTTTGGGAAAGCAATTGTAAGCGTGTCATATAGTCCTCTGTAATTTGCATCTGCCTGTTCAAAAAAAAAGCGTGCATTTCTGGATCAGCTTCTATCAACGCCATTTTCCGGGATTGCAGCGATCCATCAAAAGCATCAATAGCTTCACCGTCAATAGTGAAATAAACGCATACCAGTGCTGTCATTTGTTTTATAGCGTTAGTTGCATTAGTTGCCTTTGATTCAAAATCAAGTAACCCCGCATAAGCCTTTTCATATTTTTCCCTGTCATTGCTTTGCAGGATCGCTTTCATGTTGTCAATAAACGAAGTCAGATCATCTTTACTCAATCCAAGTGTGTATAACGAAGTAACTTTAGTAGCAGCAAAGTTGCGTGTATATGGAAGGGTTAATAGATCATCAAATGAATACCAATCATTACCTTCTTTGTCTTTGTAGCATAATGATTGCACGCACTTGCTGCCGCTATCGTTACTGTAAACTCTTTTACCGTTATTAATTCCCGGTGTTAATTCTAATTTCCACATTATTTTTTCTTGAACTTTATATTAAGTTTCCATGCACCATTGTTATAATCATACTCAACGCTAACAAACTTTTCATCTGGATGATCTTTAAGATACTGTTCTATGTTAGCCCTTACCCTATCAGTAAAAACATCTGCAAGTGTTTTTACTTCATTACTTATTGACTCATCTGCTTTGACTGGGTAATTAAACCGTACTGGCATTTTGATAAATTTTCAGATCAAGAAATTTGTGTAAGAACGTCCAACAAAAGTATCGCCAAGCATCCAAAAGGTGGGATTGATGTTTATCTTTCGTCTTATCAATATTTCCATGTGCATCAACTTCACATTCTTCTAAGTCCAAAACAAGATACGGAACTCTGTCTGAAAATAAAAAATCTTTATGCTTGCCCAGCAAAGAATTACAAAGTACCCTTGTATTCTGGATAGGTGGATTGAATGAAGGCAATTTGAATTGATGAATTGTTAGCCCCAATACCGCCTGTATGACTTTGTAATAATTCAGATCACGTTTGAGGGCCGTCCTGTTCTGGCCCGAAGCATCACCAGTTACCAGCAACATCCAATCACCCCAATCACTTTTTATTCTGGTACATAATTCTTCAATGTCGCTATTGATTAATCTATACTCATCCAGAAACCTTACATGATTAAAATCACTCTGGCCCACTAAACATACAATTGGTTCTACGTTAAAATCAAAACTTAAAATGATCGGTAATCCCGGTATTGGTTGAAGTCCTTTAACGATATGTTTCTTTGTGCTGAAATTATAAATGAATTTATTTACTGCAAGCGATACATCTTCTGCCATAAACTCACATCTAAAAACTGCTTCATCAAGCATATCCTTCGCTTCATCAATTTCGGCTGGATCAATCATTGGATTATCGTAAGTGCTGTATGTCCAACTTGCCCAGTCTGGTTTATCTAATCTACATAACTCTTTAAAGTATGAATAACCAAATTTCGGTGTAGATAAAAACCAAGCATCGCCCTTTAAGTCAACCAGTGTAGCCCTGATCACAAGCTGCCACGCATCTTTTAAATTATCAACGATCTCAACTTCATCCAGTATCACACGTTTATACTTTCGGCCTCTTATCGAATTATAACTTTCTAATGACCAAAAATCAATGATACCGCCACCATATAACATAATTCTTTTTTCCTGTTCGTTCTTATCGTGTTGTATTGTTGCCGTCATATCGCTGATGATGCGCCAAACATCCATCAACATTTTATATGTAGGTGCTAAGTATGCAACTGGATAACCATTGAGTGCGCCATTACTGGGATCATCCGGGCTTAACAATAATTCTTCTGCAAGGGTTGTTTTTCCCCAACGTCTGCCACACTTAACGGTATTAAATCGTTTAGCTGTGTTGATTACCGTTTTCTGCAATGGATGCAATGTCGGTAATCTCATTTCTGTCTGTGGGGTTTGTGCGTACAATTTTTAATTCTACTTTGGTGAAGTTTGCTTTTATTTCTGTTGGTATAAGTTTAGATGCGATAGCATAAAAGTCACGTGGATATTTGTCAGCGAATTTTTTCAAAGGCCACTTTGCACTGGGATCATTTTGTTGCCGCAAAAATTCTTCCAATACACCTTCTTTAACTGTGCGTGTGATGATATTGGTTGCACCCTTTGGCCTTCCACCTTCACCGGGTTTAAATTGTCCACTATGCTTTAATAATTTTTTCACCTATCTAAACTTATTTTAAGTAATTGATGTTGCTCTGGTGAATAAGATAATAACATTAGTTCCAGTACCATCTGGTTTAATGTCTTGCACTATCCATGAACTTGCTGCTTCTGTTGCAATCGAAGCATTGATCGCTGTTTCATCCTGTGCTACGATCTTTACTTGTTGTTCCTGACTTATGCCACCGCTTAAATCTGCCATGATGTAAAGTTATACCAAAATTACTTTAATTGGTTTTCTCCTGATCTCAATCTGGTGTATCATATCCTGTGTGCCTTTGCTGTTGCCGTTCCAGAAACAAATGCAGTGTGTTGCGTATTCAGCCATTTCTTTGTTCCTGATCGGGCCAGCAGCCACGCCATGTTTAGCCCAGTCTGGTTTAAATATCTTTAACCTGTACCCTTTCTCTTTTGCATATCGTTCACCGCATCTATCTGCGCCCAGTGCGCCACCGCTTACGATCTCTATATCGCTTAACGGGTAATCACTGATTGCTCTTAATAGATGATCACACTTACTTTTTACAAAGTCGTAATCATCAAATTTTCGTGAACCAGCTATAATTATTTTTGGCATAGTAATTTATTCAAATATGTGCCACACAAAACCGTTTACTTGTACTGTTGATATGTGCTTCATTTCATGTATCGGTGCTGTGATCTCGTTACCAGTACCGAAAACATAAAACCTTCTATTGCCAAGAGACTTTTCTTCTGGATTTACAATTGCCCACAAAAAAGCAATTCCACGCTGTTCTTGAATAGCAATAACTCTTGAACCAAAAGGCAAAAGAATATCAACTATATCAGCAATTTTGAATGGGTATTTAAATATCACTTTCATCTTCTGCGTATTACGATAATAAATAATAACAGGTCTGCGATCACCAGTAAAATGTTTGTTAAGTTCATATTTATTGATTTATTTTTTTAATACTTACGCTGTCTGATTGAAATTCTTTTCCTTCGTAATCAAAACTCTGTACTATTCCAAACTTAGCGTGAAATCCTAATACTGGGTGTTTAAGTGTTTTAACCAGCTTTCCTTTGTAGTACCACTTTGATTGAATTATTTGTTTGCCACTACATGGAAAAACGTCTGGTTTCTTCATTGAACCAAACAGCATAATGATCACTGTTAATATTATTAATTGTTTCATATTGCTATTTTATTTTCTTTGGGCCATATCTGGAAGTTAGGGATCGGGATTATAAACTGTCCAACGTACCCAGCTTCAAGACACTTCCTGATTATTTCTTCTTTAAAATTCCAACTCAGTATCACAAGATAGTCTGGTGGATAATTTTGTAAATCCAATATTGAGACAATTGGTATGTGTGTACCCGGTGAATACTTGCCTATCTTTTCCGGTGTCTCATCAACGATATACGACATAGTGCCGCAAGTTATACCGGCACAATTCAAAAGCGTGTTACCTTTCGCACTGGCTGCAAATCCTGCAATCTTCGATCCATTACCTTTTAGTATTTGTAAGTTCTGCCTGAATTGTTTTATGGTTTCAAAACTGTTAGCTGCAAAGTCCTGATATTTCTTAAAGTTCAACGGGTATTCATGCCACATCATAAATTCATGCACACTTTTATCAGCACTTCCACCACCTATGTGAACTCTTACGCTGCCGCCATGTATATCTTCCTTCTCAACTTTCTTTACAACCAATCCGACCTTATTGCATAGTCTTATCAACGGCCTTATTGAAAAATAACTCAAATGTTCAAAGTAGATCGTATCAAATTCATTCTTCTCTATGAAGTCAACCAGATAAGGAAATTCAAGTATGCAAACACCATCTGGCTTCAATGCTTTTTTTACGCCATCCATGAAGTCATAAACATTATCAACGTGTGCGAATACGTTTGTACCAGTGATTAAATCTGCTTGACCGTAACCTTTGCCATTTATGATCTTACTGGCTGTACTGGTTGACCAAAATTCAGTGAGTGTTGGAATACCTGTTGCTTGACATATCGCACCCAGATTAACGGCAGGATCAACATTTAAAATTCTTAACCCGATCTCATCTTTAAACTCTTTTAGCAAAGCCCCATCGTTCCCGGCTATATCAATCATAAAAGAATCTTTTGTCAACCCATATTCACGCCTCAAATCTTTTGCCATCTGGCGGCAGTGCTTTACGTACCCGGTATTAATAGAACTTCTGTAAACATAGTGACCAAATAAAACTTGTGGATCAATAACAATACTAAGCTGGCTTAAACCACAATCCATGCACAGTAAAACCTTTAATGGATATGTTGTTGGTTTCTCTATTGCGGTTTCGCAAAGATTATTACTTAGCGGTAATTTACCCAGATCAATATACTCTACTAAGTCAGTTGATCCGCAGACCCGGCAATTGGCGTGTTCGTGATACATCAGCATTTTATTAATGACATTATAAAACTGGCAACAAGTATTGTAGCAAACAATAATGCCCACTGCAACCTGTTTTTTTGTTTTTCACTTAACATTTAATCATTCTGTTTTTACGCATAAATTCAAGATCAGCGTTTTTATGATTGGGCTGATTAGCACTTAATGAACCCTTCCAAAATCTACAACCCACACTGAACTCTTGTATCACTAAGGGTTGACCATATAATTCATAAAGTTGGTAATAAAAGTATGTATCACAAAAAGTTTTTAATCTGGGATCGAATCTTATATCGCATTTTCTAAACCCAACCACCGAAGGCATACCCGTAATATTGCTTTGCATCTGGCTGTGATTATACCTTGTGTGCATTTTATTTCTTACATCACCCTGATGATTTATTTGAAGCGAATTACTAATCACCCACTTTCTTTGATCCAGTGCATCATTAAAAATATCAATGCTGTCTTTTCTGGTAAACGCATCATCCATACACATTAATTTAACCTTGTCACCTTTCGCCATATCAATGCCATGATTAAAGTTTTCACTTGCACCTTTAACCGGGTTATACTTGTACCTGATCGGCAACATATAAAATCTTTTACAGATATTTTTTATCACACCTTCGCTATCGTTGTCACTGATCACGATCTCATACTTGCATTTTATTTGTTGATGCCTGATTGAATTTAAAAGCACGATAAGCATTAATCCACCATGACCGGGCTGTTGATATGTAGGAATAACTATACTAATCATTATGCCTTCTTTTTAATTACCAAGTTATCATCATCATCGTAGGAAAAACAATTTGTGCAGTAATGTTTATCGCCTTCTTTATGCCAGCCGCTTTCCATTGCAGAATCTTCTGCATAGCCTTTATCATCCCAACACGAATACTCCGATCCCTTATTAGAATCTACGCCACAGTTATCACAAACAACTGTGAACATTTTTACTTCAGTTATCATTTTACAATTTCTTTTCTTACTTCTTCGGCTTGCTCTTGCCTTAAATCATTTACAGTTCCACGAAGTTGAGGGTTTTCTTCCTGTATCTTTTGTCTTACCCTTCTTATGGTTTCTGCATTTGAAACTTGATCAGTTGCATACATTTTTAAAAAATCATTAGCGGTTATACCCTTTGATGTAAAACCCAGATTTAATATATCCTGCTTCCAGATCGTTGCAATTAACTTATTATCTGAATTACGTAAGTGTGGGTGTTGTTCTAACAACTGCATCACACGATCTTTGATAGCGTGCATTTCACGAATTAATTTCATTGTAGTGCAATATGTGGAACGTGCTTAATCGTTCCGGGTTTAAAAATTATGGGTTGTATAGGAATTTTATTTTTCCATGCTATGTACTGGATTGCGGTCTGATCGAATAACCCGGCCTTACAAGCTGTCCACCACTCATCAAAGATTAGGTTAGTTGGTTCAATATTCCTTCTGCAAATCACACAGCAATCATTTAAGCCATTATTTTTGGGGTAGCCCTTAGACCTGTAAAATTCAACTTGGCTTCGTATTGGACGGCTGGCGTATCTTACGCTTAAATATTTACTACCCTTCACAATTTGATCTTCGATATAATCAACTTCTTCGTAAATGCACTTTCTACTCCCATGTTTCATTATGGCAAGGCTATTTGTTCCCATAGCTTTTATGCACTGGCTTACAAAATCGCTTGCCATGATCTGAACCTTACCATCAACCCAGATTATAATTTCCGCATCGGTTATTTTATGGCCTTGTGATTTGAAGTATAGTGCCGAAGTTCTGTTATCAAATTTTGTAGTAAGATCGCTATCGGTTTCATCGAAGAAAAATTCTTCAAACGGGACTGTTTGTGCTGGTATTTGTTTTCTCTTGTCAATACCGCCAAAGATGGCTGTCATTACTGCGATCATATCTCAAATTTACTTTTTTCCGGGAATAATTTTTGTAGCACCGGGATCACTGATGGTAATCCTGTCGGGCCAGTACTGAAATAATTACGGCCCAGTATCATTCTTTCAATATCGCCAGTATCAGTCTTACGATTAATCTTTAAATCAATGTGGGGCTGGCCCTCTACTTCGATCATGTTGCTATACGCACTTTTAACAACTACATCTGAAAAGAAATTCACAAACAGATCAGAAAATCTTTTATCAAAAAGTATCGGCTGGTGTATATCAAAATTTTTAAAAGGTTTTTTTAATTTCATCAACTGCATCATTAATGGTTTCGCACCGCCTTCGCCCTGTGTCGCCAGTGTACCTTGAAAATATTTTGGATAAGATAAACCATCGGTGTAATTAAGCAAAAAACAATCATCGTGTAAGCAAAATACCTGATCAGCGTATGTGACCGCAGCGTGTGTTTTATATTTTATCGTTAATTGCTTGCGACCCCTTAGATCGGGTAAGCATATTTGAGTAACACCAGTTAACCAATCCGGGATATGATCACCAACAACAACAACTTCGT